GAGCAAAGTATCTGGTAAACGTAGGCTTACTAGAGAGGGATGACCCCCCTGACGGGCAATGCCCGCGTCCGACTCATGGAGCCGGAATCCAACCGAGTTTTAAAGCAACGACTCGGTAACGTGCAGATCGCTCTAAATGTAAAGGATCTCGAGGAGACAGATCATCTTTAAGATGATCAAGAATCAAGAGAGACTTTGTTAGAGCAGCGAAACCCTCCAGCTTATCAATGCGATAAACTGGGCTTGGAATCCATACCCTTATTTCAAGGCACTGGAGTAAACGGTTAAACCTCTTACGAGGAATGACCGGCCAAGGATGGTTTCGACCAATCCCCTGAGAATCCTGAGGTAAACTGGGCAAAGGCCCAAGATACCGCTCAATCATTCTAAAAAGATGTTGAGATGTCCTAAGGTAACCACGACGAAAGAAGTGATTAGCCGTAGAACACCAGGATAAGAGCTCAGAGGACTGCCGCCTGTTCGATGGTTGAACCGTACGAATATAGGTAGGAGTAACATCTCTACCTAAGTACGCATCAACTCCGCAGGACTCTCTGAAATTTCCATTCCAGAAGGACTTGCGGTCATTTACCTCACAGTTGTACTTTTTGAGGTAATCACGAACAGTATCCACAGCAGCTACGGGGACAATTATATCGTCTCCGTAGATGTAAATGTCACGCGAAACAATTTCTACTGTTGAACGTGACATAGGAAGGTGAGCTTCTTCAGCCAAGGCCATTACACATATAGTGTAAAAGTACATGGCCTCGATTGGGAAGCAAAGAGCGCTACCCATGGACGCAAACTTCATGAGGGGTCCAAAAAGGACACCAGATGGAAGCAAAGCGTACCTGGAACGACATGCCAAAACCGAATCAAGAAAATCCTGATTCGATTCGAGCATGACCTTTACTAACGAAAGAGGAACTCTGTCGCTAGCGTCAGACAAATCGATCGTTGCTAATCGACCGTCGTTCGAGGAAGTGATCGCTAAACTTTGATTAACCGATTGATCACGAAAGTTAACGTGACCAGCGGTCAGATCATCAGACTCGATAGCTTCGTAAAGAAGACTTCGGAGTCCTTGTTGCGCATATTGCATGCAACAAGGTTCGATCGCGATTACCCTGGGAGCCTTGAGTGTCTTAGGAACAAGAACTATCCTAACGGGTAATTCTTCTTCCTCGGCAAGCACCGTAACGGTCTTGAGTTCCTCCGACGGTTCGGCAAATTCCCCAATTGAAGGAGAATAAGCAGACCCGCACAGAGGGAAATAAGGCTCAAGTCGGTCATGCCAATACTTCCAAGAATACTTTCCGTTACCGGAAAGCCGCTCGGAAGTAGCGCCGGGTCCATGGCGTGGAGTCGCGTCCAAAGGACGTATAGTCCTGAGGATACGATTCCAGACCATAAAAGATGCGAGGCGGAACGCCTCAATATCTTCTCTCGGCAGCGAGAACATCTCAAGTGAGCGTTCAGTAGCGATGAAATTCTCCAGTACCTTGTATTCCCGATACGGGGTACAAGGAAGCTTAATCTTTTTGAAGGCAAGACAAAGCTGTCTAATGCCAGCAACAAGACGAGCGAAATTATCTGGGGAATTAATGATTTTATCATCGTTAATCCTTCCTGTCTCTAGGTCAAAGACTTGACTGAGCAACCCTTGCAAAAATGCAGGAATTGCTCGGTGTTTCTTGAAGAACCGGAAACACTTTGAGTCAATAAACTTCTGATCCAGACATTTTTCGAAGTCTGAGCAGAAGTTTGGCAAAGTAATCGTCAAAAACGAAATACCTTGCGTCTTGACCCGTGACCGGATCGTTAAAAGGTCACGAATTGAGACCTCCGTGGAGCACGATTCGCAAACATCTAAATAGATGTTGCGAATCACTTCTAGGTCGTCACTTATGTGGCTTTTCATGTTAGCCTCCATAGGAGGTAAAACATCCAACCACATAGGTTTAGCCTTCGCAAACGCGAACAATCAACTGTCTCAACGTGGTGAAAAGAAGACTTAACTTCTTTTCAAGACTTTGATGTTTCTCTTCTGACTAGACGAGAGTGATTTAATCACTCTTGACGAATCTATCTCTAGCAACGGTGATATCTGACCCGGCTTATTTAGCATGGCCAGGATATCACTAAGAATTGCTAAAGATGAAGTTTGAGTAGCTGTATCAATCTTGCGATCGATACTGACACCCTTTTCTTCGAAGAGAACAAGAGCATCTCTAACAATAGAGACGCTTTTGACTAAAGTTTTTAGCTTCAAAGTTCCCTCCTTCTGGCGCAATTAAGATTCGCGTCCAAAGATTTTCGGGACCATAGTTGAGTCCAACCAGGTCTTTAAACCCGCTACCATCTGATCGCATTGAGTGGCAGTGAAGCCAGCCTCAGGGCGGTCGAGTTGGACGGACCACACCAGCGTTTCGTAGTCATTGACCGCCGTAAGGGGGTCAGGGACTATCGCACGTTGTGTGAACACGATTAACGATTTTACACGACCCTTCTTATCTTTCTTGAAGGATGTGTGACGTATATCGAGGGTAAAGGTCAGGTCGGATTTCTGATATTGGGAATGACTTCCCTCATTCAGAACGCGGGGCATCGATTGAGCCACCGCGTTAACAGTAATTGATTGTGGATCGGCTAGCGCCATGTGGATGATCTCCTAAAAGTAAGTGAGTAAAACTCATGAGTAAGAGAGATGCACTCTCCAGTGCACTCTCCGGGCTATGCCCCATGAGAAATAAATCCTGAGTTTGTTCGGGTTATCCCGATCGCACCAAGGATTGCCCATTGCTTTAGGGAGAGAACTCCCCAAGGCTGGTTAAACCCATACGGCGAATCTGCTACTTCCCTTTGCTTCAGCGACCTTCGTCGCTGAAAAGTAAAAGTCCGAGGTCCGGAGTAAAAATTCAGAGTACAAACTTTAGAGATTGTACTCTCTTCGGATCTCATGCAGTAGAGATATCGTGACACGATTCCATCTGTTACGAAATCATCGTGAAATTCAACGAATTTCCCGATACCCGTAAACCAGTCGATTAGCCATGTCCAAGGCGTAACTTTCCAGAGAAGCGTCGGATTGATGCGTGCACCGTATATCGTTAACATACGTTGCACATTTGCCCATTGAGACGAGAAGTCCAATAGGTTATCGTCAAATTCCGGGCGATAATACATAAAAGACCCTGCGGCCCACACCCTCGTAAGAGAGTGTGAGTAAATATCGCAGTAGCCACGACATGTATTACCGTCAAGTACCATATCACGGCAAATCTCTTTCATATCCTCATCAAGATTGGAAGGTTCCGTTCCTGATGAGTAGAAACGATTTAGCCGCGTATTGGTATCGCTCTCCTCGATCACTCTCGTCCGCTTCATCCACGTATGATTATGTCGAACGGTCTGTTCGATATACTTTTCCGTGTTTTTGTAGACATCATATAGTTTTAAGATGTCTCCTATGAAAGGGACCCAACCAAAGTTGTGG